GCGTTACATGCCCATCCTTCGAAATTGTTGAAATTAAAGGCATTAAAGCGTTCTGCTTGGTCCATGTACCACTTTTTACCTTTTGAATCTTCTAGTTCAACCTGCATATGCCACGGTACACTGGCGTCATTTTTTCCTGTTATTCCTGCGGGAACTTGAAACTGTGGTCGTGGACGGTTATTCCAAATACGTTTCGTTTCGGTGAAGGCTCTTTGCGGCATTCCGTTGTAGAGTCTTTTGAGATCTTCTTCTTTGTATCCATCAACCACTCTGGACGCAGTCGGATCCGACTGAGGTTTAAGGGTAACGTTGATTCCTTGTTCGTGAAAGAAAAGAGCATTTTCCCAATCCCTTTCAAAGTGTTCTGGAACCATAACTTGATTAATTGTAACTTGTACATCATACTCCTGACATAAATTTAATTTGTCTGCAAAATCTTGCATCTTATCTTTTGTATTTACATGCTCAACATGTAGGCTTGCAGTTATGCTGGCACGATGAAATGGCTTTGCATAATCTACATATGTACGAAACCACTTCATTGGTCTCGAACAGTTTGATGTCATGTGTATACTAGTATAATTAGTATTGTCGACATCATCAGCCAAATATTTAAGGATGTCCAAGTATCCTGGGTGGAAAGTAGGCTCACCACCAGAAAGACTAAAATGAAAACTATTAAAGCCGTTGTCACGTGCTTGCCTCTTTATCTCATCGATTGTATGATAAGCGAGCTGTGTGGGCCTGTGATCTTTGCGATCTGATCTGGCGTATGGCCAACAATAACTGCAACGATAGTTGCAAAAGCGACCAAGAAGCCAACTAACAGTAAACAGATCTCTGTATAGAAGCGTCCTTTGGCCGACCTTAATAATGTCGTCAAATGGTATTTTCGAAAAGTCATAATTACTCCATTTTAAATCTTCGGTCATACTTATATTATATACTCTTTTACAAGATTATGCAAGTCCGGATTTGCATCTTTCCAATGTTCATTTCGTAAATTATTCATTAGTTTATCCTGTTCAAGAAATATATTAAAGTTTCCTTTCTTACTTAATTCTTTTTTGTACACCTCAAAACTTGCTATACCTTGTATACTTTCTAGTATTTTTGGCTTTACTTGCTCTGGTAAATGCCTTGGCATCATATAATTAGGGCCGTCTATAAGAAAATATTTTTGACAATCTTGTTTTAACTCGTTACAAAAATTAACAAACTCTTTTGCTTTATTAATATTATAAATGCTTAGAACACTATGAACAGACGACTGTGGGAACATATCAAAAAACCATAACAGATTTTTGAATGTGCTTTTCCAATTACTTCCTTTACGTAAAAAGTCATTTAGCTCTCCATGTGCATCTATGCTTAGTGTAACTTTTACTAACTTACATTTAGAAAATAATTCAAAAAGTTCTTCATTAGGACGTAAAGTTGCATTTGTAATTAGATGTACTGTAAGATTTTCTAAATCACATTGTTGTAAAATCTTTATTAGAACATTTTGCTCCATTAAAGGTTCTCCGCCTAATAGCTTTATATAGTTCAATGTAGAAAAGTCTGTATTTTCTATAAATGGATTTCTAACTATTCCTTTTGGTATTTCTAAACCTAATTTTTTTGCATCACTATACCAATGAGTGCTTAAAGACGGAACGCACATTCTACATTTATTATTACAAGTATTGCTAACACTTAGGTCAACATAACGTAATACAGGATCTCCTCCTTTAGATAAACTTGTAGCTCCATACTTTTCTTGCTCGTCCCAAGCTTCTAATCTAAAACTACTCGCATTGTTTTTTTCTCTTTCATAGCAATGAGTACATCCTGCAACAGGTTTATCCTCTAGCATATCCTTTCTAAGTTTTTGCATATAATGATGATTGAAAGGATCTTTATGATAGATATTTAAATCTTGTGGTACATCGTCCCACCTAAAAATACAGCATGGAAAAATTTGACCGTCAGGTCTTATTGCCATATGATTGAATGGCAGAGGACATGCATATTTCTTATCCACTTATTGTTCCCAATACAGAAGTATCTATATGATTTTTCATAACCTCCGTATAATTGTCTATATGTTTTGATTTAGGCGCACATAGCCCACAACTACAAGTATGTTTAGGGCAAATAACAGTAGGCATTGTGTTGTTTTCTAAATTCTGTTTTAATTCTGCAATTAATTTTTTACCTTCACTTAGTTTTCCTATAGGGCCTCTAGTTTTATCAAAACGAGCTTGGCATGTTTGATGATGATAAATGCTATCTGTTTGTTGCTCTAAATGTAAGAAAAACCAATTGACACTACATGCCCAACCTTTAAATTCTCGCATATCAACAAATGTTGCTTTTCTTCCTTTACCCTTCATACTTAAACACATTTCTCTACTTCCGCAACAAGGCCTTCCTACAGTAAAACCTAACTTCTTTTTTTCAGTGGTTTTTTCTCCGGCGGCACTTAGTATGTTAGCTTCTTCTCTGTCATTGTTTAATTTTTCGTTTTTATACTTCCAGTAATTTTTTATATAATCTAATTGTTGATCTGTATATTGGTGTGAAAAACTTGCTCTACTTCCTGGTTCCTCACCAATTATCCGAGGAACATATTTTACTTTTATGTCATCTAAATATTCACATAAATCTTTACACTCATCAAAATATTGTGCATGAAACATTACATTTACACTTACTGATAATCCATGGTCAGGCCCTTGTGTGTGAAATTGTTTTATTCTATCTCTAACCTGTTGCTTCAATTTATTATTACTTTCAGAATGATAGCTTACAGTAATATGGCCAAGATTTTCCATAACTTTCTGAGCCATTTTTTCTCCCATAGCTCCGTTACTTGTAAGTGCAAAACTGCCTTTCCATCTGTCTGCATATTTTTCCTCATATTCTGTTCTTAAATATTGAATGAAAGGAATAAAGTTTGGATTTACAGTTGGTTCTCCTCCTGTAAAACTTATACTTGTTCTTTTATATGTTCTATATTGCATATATGTATCGATATATTCGAACAGGAAATCAGTATTTGCTTTTAGCTCATCTATAGTAGCATGTTTACTAAAATTGTCATGCCGATGTGCAGGACAATAACTACAGTCGTAATTACACCTACGCCCTGTATCCCATGTGACTTGGAATACTTTTCCTGTCAATAAGTCAATAGTATCAAAGCTCATTCTTTTCCATTGCCCATTCTCTTTCTACACACCAATAACAAACTCCACATTCGTCTGGTATAATGTTGGTATACCTATACCAAGTAGCATCCATTCCAAAATGTGTTCTTTCTATGTGTGCATCACCTTCGCAACTTCTAGTAAGGTGTAGCAGTTCTAATATATTTAAATCTTTATACTGTTTGATTACCCAATCTTTTGCTGTATGGCTGTAGGGCTGAAGAGCCCACCATGTACTTCTATACATAGCAACATATTTTTCTGCTTTTTCATCTCTGTTTAGCATTCTATGTCCTGTATAATTAGGTATATTAGCTGTAGTTGCATTATATACAGCATCGTAACCATTAGTAAATTGCATGTACCTGTTAAATTCATTCATTAAAATCTGTTCTCCAGATTTACCATCTATAATTTCTCCAGATACTCCGTGTTCTAGCTGTGGTGGTACAAATGTAGTAAAACGCTCTCCAATTATGTTTGGAAATCTAACTTTAAGCCAGTCATAGACACGTTTACTAACGTCTGCTTGCCATGGTCTAGTTTCCCAACATCTATGTGAACTTAAAATATCTATAGTACATTCATGTTTATTTTTTTCAATCTCTGTACATAAAATGTATGCCAGTGAGGCACTATCTGCTCCTCCACTTAACATAAGTGCAAGTTTAGTCCATTCAGGATTCAAAGGAATATCTACACCATCATGATCAAAAGTGTTTATGCCCTTACGAAGTAGATTTTTGTTATTCTCTGTGTCTCTTAGTAAAACTATTTTTCTAATTTCTTCCTGTACTAATGTCTTTTTGTGCAAATCAGCTTTAGCAAGTTCACACTTACGTTTCTCATCTTTGTGATGATTTAGTATTATATTATATGCTTTTTCATGTGTACTATTCCTAATTTCCTCTTTTTCAGCTTTACTTACATATTTTATATGATATTCTAAATCTTGTTTATCCTCAAGTTCTTGAATTAGATTATTCCAATGTTCTGCGGCATTAGCTTTTTTCCTTAGTGCAGGAACATCTTTCAGTAGTTCCTGTTGTTCTACAATTTGGTCGTTATAGGTTACAGGTTCTGGTAGAGTAAACTCTTCCTTATAAGGAATTGATTCATAAGTAAGTACTCTCCCCATTGGGAATAGTGTATCTCTTTCCATTTTTTTATCCTTTCTTTTGTATTTTATAAAATAGTCGTTAAAGTTTTTTTTCCATAATTTGTCTATTTTCTGGCTATAGTGTAAAAACCCTTCCCAGTCTTTTTCTGTAGTGTATTTGTAATTAGTTACATATTCTTCAATTATATCTATACCATTACGGGCTGATCTAATATCACTAAATGGATGATCTTGCAACCCGTCCCAAGACCTATGTATTTTAGGATCACCTAATAGCCTGACTTCCTCTATATGTGTAATTGTTTCTCTAACAGCTTTTAGGTCTTCCATAACTTCTTTAGAAAAATGACGCATCATTAAAGCTGGGTTAATATATTTTGGAGTGTAAACAATACTACAATTAACTGCATTTAAATTTAGTGTAAGTAAAGATTCTATTACATTTTCTATGTCCATTATCTGATATGCACTAGTGGTACATACTGCATCTATTTCGGTAAAATCATTTACTTCATTAAATTTTCTTAAGTTTTCTTTTAATTTTTTCCAACTACCGTCTCTAAAATAAGGATATATATTTGTTCCTGCATCAACACTAATCATAATTTTAGTTCTGCCAAATGGTTTTAAAGCATCACTTAGATCTTTTACATCAAAATCTGCATTGAAATTACTGTGGAAAAATATTAATAAATTTTTTGCATTTGGATGTTCAGCTAATTTATGTAAACATGGAAGAAATTGTTTTTGATATAAAACTTCTCCTCCGGCAAAATCAATTTTTTCAATGTTAGGAAAATTTTTATTTAAATCTTCTGCAATCTCAAGCACATGAGCTTTCTTTAGATCTATGTTTGCATCAAAAAACTTAGCATCTCCTGGATCTGCGTTTTTTTCTAGCCTGTCAGGCCACCAAACTCTATGCTGTGTACCTAGTAATTGTTCTAAATTATATTCTTTATCTATTTCATCTGGTACATAATTTTTTAATCTACTTCCCCATAAACTACTATAAACATTACTACAATGTAAACATGCCATATTACATGCATTACTAAATCTTAATTCAACGTGTTTAAGTCCTTCAAATTTAATTTTTCCAGTAGTTGGATCATAATTAGATAAATCTGCAGGGTAATCCTGCCTCATACTTTTTATATTATTTTCTTCATTAGTTTTACATAGGCTACAATCTTTAGGCCATTCGCCTTTATCTAATAATTTTCTGTACTCTGTAAAATAATTGTTGTTCCAAAATTTACTAGGAATTTCTCCATTTAATTCTTTTAATCGTGCTCCGCTAATAGGACAAACAGTTGCAAATCCGTTTTTATAATTTAAACCTCCATGGGCATAATAGCAAGGTATCTTAGAAGTCATTAAAAATGCCTCGCATTTCAGGAAAGGTGTCTGCAAAAGATATACCTCTTTGTTTATCACAAAGTTGTAAAAATTCTTGCATCTCGGGAAGACGTCTGCTCCAATCTTCACTTTCCATAAATGTAAGCATACCTTTTAACCTATCAATGCCGTATTCTGCACTACGCCATTCTTCGTATTTTACTTTACCTTTATGCCAACTAGGTACACCTAATTCCCAATTTTCTTCCCACCAGGGGTAAAACCTTTCATACTTTAATCTACATTCTTTCTTAAACCATGCAGGTAATATTTTTACATTAAGATGCGGCGGGTGATAAACAAAATGATAATTTATTGCTCCTGCGGCAAACGGCCACATGTTTATTTTTCTAAATTTCTTTTCTAATTTCCATTTTATAAAATCTGGAATATAATAAACGTTTAAAGCCTGTACTGCACAAGCTATAGTTACTTCAACATTATCACTAGTCTCATTATCTAAAATATGAAAAACTTCTTCTTGGCGTTTCCAATCACTAGGATAACGTATATAGTCATTCATCTGTTTTATGCTGTCGACACTATAATGAAAACGCACCAACTTAAAATGCTTCCATAGATCAAATAAATCGTCACGCCATTCAACACCATTGCTGTTATACCTTAGCTCTAAATTTTTAGCATAGCCCATTTTAATAGCATGTTCAAGTATTTCATAGTGTTCCTCAATAATAAGACTTTCGCCTCCAGCAAAATATATCTGTTGCATACTTGGCATCTGTTCATAAAACTGTTTCCAGAATGTAGGATTTTGTTTGTGCCAATTGTAGCTACTTCCATTAAAACTGCCTTTATCTTTCCATTGCATTGTTTCTTTTAGGCTGGCATTTTCTACAGCAGGAAATACAGCTTTCCAGTCTTTAATCCAGCCAGAACTATCATGCGGTGAACACATAACACAGGCTAATTGACATTTTGTGCCAAAACGTAAATCGATATATGCAAGTTGTGGTGGTACAGATCCATCTTCTTTGGTGTCAGATAATATTTTATCTATATCAACACGCTGTCCCCAATAATGAGTTTCCCACATACGCTTACTTTTATGCCCTGCTTCTTCTTCCTTGTAGCATTTCAAACAGCTAGGAGGCTTTTGCCCGTTAAGCATTTGCTTACGTACATTTTTCATGTATGTACTATTCCAAGCAGTCTCAAAATCACTTACATTTAAGTTATTAGGTTTGCCGTCTTCTGTTTTAAGAATACCAACTTGTCCGCCATGCTCTCGGTCATTGGTGGCTCCTACTGAACTTGCGTTTGCAGTACAGCATACTCGCATACTTCCATCTGGTCTTGTGCTTAAATGCACCCAAGGTAACAAACAAAATGTATCTGAAGGTAGTTTTCTATCCATAGTTAAATGCTAATATAATGTACATAAATATATTTATGCTTGATTTATGTGGATTTTTTTAGAACAGAATGGGTGAAACTTTTTGCCCATATATGTGGATACAACAATGCGTAACGACTACTGGCGGAGTTCAACCTTGCTGTAATTCTTATGTAGATGATCCGTTATGGAAAGATTTAGACTTTACTAAAGGTATAAAAATTAAAAGGTTCGAGGACGAACGTATAAGGATGCGTAAAGGACGTTGGCCTTTAGTGTGCAAGGTTTGTAAAGATTACGAAGAATTAGGCTCATCTAGTCCAAGACATCATGCATTACACGATTGGCCTAATATTACACCAAAAAGCGAACCTCATCTTAAATTCTTAGATATTAAGTATACAAATACTTGTAATTTATCCTGTAGAATGTGTAAACCAACTGATAGTTCTATGATTGAAGAAGCATACATGAATAAAAATGTTGACGAGATTCCACATTATATAACAAGCATAGGCGGTGTAAACAACGAAAGAAAAGTATTAGACTTATGTAGTCCAACTGAGAAAGTTGAATATACAAAAAAATGTATCAAAGAAGGTCTTGAAGTTTTAAAGGTGACAGGCGGTGAACCACTTGCATGTAAGTATTTTATGAGCGTTATAAACTGGGCAATAGAAAATAATTTTGCAAAAAATCTGTCTTTAAAATTTACTACAAATGCAACCAAGTATAATAAATCTTTTATAGAGAAAACAAAACATTTTAAACATATACAAATTACAATTAGTTGTGATGGTACTGAAAACATTTATAATTATATAAGAAATAAAGGTGACTGGAACCAGCTGTACAAAAATTTACAACTAATAAGCAAATTTAAAAAAGATTATCCAAATAAGACATGGGTACAATTAAGCACAGTTTTGCAGTACTATAATATGTTGAATATTCCTTCATTAGCTGACTTATGTATAGAATTAGACTTCGTTTTTCATGTAGATATCTTCCTTAGACCTAAAGACAGCGAGTTGCAAGTAAAATGGGCATCAGAAAAACTACTAAATATATTGCAAGACGATTGTAAAAGAGTTATTAAAACTTCTACAGATACTAATACAAATGAACAAATGGAAAAAATAATAAAATACATTAGTAGCAATTCTAATTGGGTAGGATTTAAAAAAACTAAGAGAAATAAATTTGCACAGTTAAGGCAATCAACTGAAAGAATGGATAAAATTTATAAAACAGACTTTAGAGACTATCTAATGCAAGAACAAGTACAACACTTACAATCAAGAAAAGGTTTTTGACGTGAAGTTAACGTGGGATTTATTAGAAAAAGCAAGTGACAATGCAAATCACTGTCAAAGAAATTGGGATAGAACAAAGGTTATTAGTAATAAAGAGAGAGATACCTTAATAAAAGTTGCAACAAATATGCCAACTAAGCAAAATCGTGCCTATTATCATTTACTAGTATCTGACAATATGGATGTAAACAGGGAAATATACAAAAGAGCCTTTGATAACAAAAATATATGGGGTACAGACCAACGCAATTCACAAGTAGATAGCCACTTACTGTTCATTTATGTTAAGAATTCAATTCGTCAGGTAGAAGAAGGAATGACCGGTAGTGAAAAAAATACTAAGACTACAAACCTAATTGAAACACACAACTTTAACGTAAATTTGTCTGTAGGTATCAGTTCAGGTGCAGTTGCATTAGCCGCAAATGAAATGGGTATGAGGTCTGGATTCTGTTGTTGTTATGACAAGGATATGATTAAAAGTTATTTAAAAAGTATAGGACACAACCTTACTGATGCGATAGTAACGATGTTAGGTATTGGTTATCCAAATACCGAATATAAAAGTAATGTAGTAGTAAAAGATGCTGAAAATAAAGAAGACGAGAAAACACTACAAAGAGTCACACAACATCCTAAATTAATACAATACAAAATATTATAATTTTTCTCTAATAAACTTATCTCGTCTATTTTGCTTACAAACACTTTCGCATTTTGGAATTCTATTGTTACTATTCCAACTTTCCTGGATGTCTGTCCAAACTTTTCCGTACATAGCTTGGTCAAGACTTACATTTTTCAAATTTATATCACTCATGTAATTATTTTCTACAAGGATTTGCTCAAATCTATCTTTTTGTTTATCATTTACAGCAAATTCTAACATTTTACTATTTAAATGACAACAAGGTATGACATTACCCATATGATTTACAAATATTCTTTTTTGATTACCATATTTACAACTAATAGATGGGGATTCTTCTACCTCTAACTTTTTATGTTTTACTCCGCCTGTGTCTTTTCTATGGCTAATAATGGTTTTGAATTCTTTAAAGCCTTCATTGATAGCCATTTGCTTTGCAATTTCTAATTGGTGCTCGTTATGCTCAAAAACAATAAATTGCCAGTGAGCTCTGCCGCCGGAACCTATAAATGCCCGGAAATTTTTCTGTACTTTTTTAAAATTACTACCTTGTCTATACATTTCACTTGTTTCGTCACTACCATCTATTCCCCAGGTTACTACGTGACTTTCTGGCATAAATCCGGCAAGTTTACTCCACCATGATTCAGTTCGTAAGCTACCATTAGTTGCAACATTTATATGACAATTCCACGTTGCAAAATGTTTTATTATCTCAAAGAACTGAGGATGTGTAGTAGGCTCGTCAACACTTCCGCAGAAGTTTATAATTTTTATATTAGGAAACATTTCTTTTTGAAATTTTTCTTTTATAACATCTAAATCTAAATAAGTCTTATTTAAAATCTTATCTGCTTCTTTAGACATAACCCTAAAACAACCTTTGCAACTTATGTTACAAAAACTTGTAAGTTCAATATCAATCCATTCTAATGTATCAGTAGACCACATTACGCTTCTACCTTAATTTCATTATGATATGCATGATTGTATGCACAAGTTCTAACACACCGTGTCAAATGTTTATCATGGCTTGGCCACCAGCTGTCGATTAGTATCTTATCAAACCACGGATGGCTTAAAACATCACTTATAGAATTTGTTTTCAAACTATTCCATCCTGTTGAATACTCACTTAATTTCTCGTTAATGTTTTCATAATTTTTAAATGTGCTATCCCATAAAAAACAACAAGGCCACATTTCCTGCTTCGAACTTATAAAAATTTCACCCTCGTGTATAAGTTTACATGTCATAGAATTTATTATTTCGGTTGTTTGTTCTAATGTTTTGTTAGCATTTCCTAAAAACTTATCTAGCTGTTGAATTTGTTTTAGTTTAGAATGTTGTTTAGCACCTGTTGTTGTTATAACCTTTTCTTTTTGAGAGTTTTTCTTTCCTAACTTTGCTATCCAAGAATTATAACTATTACGCATACCTGTCCTAGTGGCAAATTTAAAACCTAATTCTTTTGCATGTAGCCGTGCCGCTTCTAGTTCATGTTCATTATGATCAAAAACTATGTATATCCAGGTTGCTATGCCGCCAGCGTCACTGTATGCTTTCATGTTTCTTTCTAAAACAGCCCACTTTGTGTTTACACGGTATATATGATTTGTTTCTTTGTGACCATCCACACAAAAACTAATATCTAACTTTTTAGTTTCTTTACTTAGTTTGCCTAATTGTTCCCACCAGTCTGCTGTTTGATATCCACCATTTGTACTCCACTGACAATTGGCTCCGTTGTAAATTAAGTATTCGGTCATTTTAATTGCGTCTTTGTTTACAATAACGTCTCCTAAGTAGCCACAAAATTTAAATTTTTTGTTTTCTATATGCCTACGATCCGGAAACATCCTTTGTAGATCTTCTAGTGTAAAACTTAAAACTTCTACCTTGTCAATATTAATTGTTCTATTACACCCTGGACATGCGGCATTACAATCACTAGTAACTTCAAGCTCAATTCTTTTTATATTGTCTATATTCATACTGGCTCATGATTTATCTGATTGTGGTATGCTTTATTATAAGCACAAGTTCTTATACATCTAGGTAAATGTTTATCATGATTGGGATTCCAACTTTGACCTAAAATTTTATCAAACCAAGGATGATTTAAAACGTCATTAATGCCTTGAATTTTTAGACTATTCCATCCTGTTGAATATTCACTTAACTTTTCCATAATATTTTCTTTATTTTTAAAAGCACTATCCCATAAAAAACAGCAAGGCCACATTTCTTGTTTTGCACTTATAAAGATTTCTCCTTCATGTATAAGTTTACATTTTATAGTAGGCAATATTTCTTTTATTTCCTTAACAGTTTTTTCTTCCTTTGCTATAAATGTATTAAGTTTTTTTACTTTTTCCTTTTGTGTGTGTTCCTTAGATCCTGTAGTTGTAATAATCTTTTTTTCTTTATTATTTTTTTTACCTAGTTCGGCTACCCAAGCATTAGCATTGTTAGGATCACGTTTTCTTATTTCATTAGCATGATGATCAAGCACTATATTTAAAACATCTGCGCCTTGTTGCTTTGCTATTTGTTTTTCTTCTTTACTAATATGCTTTACATGCGTTTGGGGATCTTCCTTTCCTTCAAAAACTGCTTTATATCTTTTCTTCCATAAGTCTAATTCATGATAATTTTTTGTTGAGTTACTTTCCAAACTATTACGCATACCTGTTCGTGTAGCAAATCTAAACCCTAATCTCCTAGCATGTTCTCTTGCCTTTTCTACTTCATTTTCGTTGTGGTCAAAAACTATGTAAATCCATTGTCCGTTACCTCCAGCATTACTAAATGCTTCTATATTTCTATTAAGAATAGGCCACTTTGTATTTACTCTATAAATATGGTTGGTTTTTTCATGCCCGTCTATGCAAAAATTAACTTCTACTAGCCCTGTTTCTTTGCTTATTTCTCCTAGTTCTTGCCACCATTCTGCACGTTGGTATGCACCGTTTGTACTCCATTGACAAAATCCTCCGTTATCTGTAAGATACCTAGTCATTTGCACGGCATCTTTGTTAACAGCCGGATCTCCCAAAACCCCGCACAGCTTAAATTCTTTGTTTTTTATATATCGTTCGTTAGGAAACATCCTAACTACATCATCAATAGTAAAACTTTTGATTTCTAGTATGTCAGGATTTTGTGTCCTGGCACAGCCTGGACATGCGGCATTGCAGTCACTGGTTATTTCCAGTTCGATTTTGGAAACATTGTCAATATTCATAACTATAAATATACTTATGAAAAGATCTTTCGAAATTTCACCTAAATTGAGAGCCCATAATAGAGTTATAGAAAGATTTAATAGTAAAATATTTTGTTCCGCCCCATTTACACATATGCAATTTACTGAAAATAATCAGATTACTGCCTGTTGTAAAAGTAAAACTTCACTAGGTGATTGTTCAAACGATAAAACTGAGGATATCTATAACAGTCCTATAGCAAAAGAACTTAGACGGTTTATGCTTGAAGGCAAAAAACATCCACAATGTGTTTCATGCTGGAATGTTGAAAAACAACATGAAGGTTTCCCTAGTGGAAATAGAAGAGACAGTAATAGCCAGATGTATACAGATTATGGCTTAGCAGAATTAGAAAAAAATATCCTTCCAGATGGAACTTTAAAAAATCCTATCCCTGGATTTGTAGATTTGCTTTGGACAAATAAGTGTAATTTTGCATGTTTAGGCTGTAAACCTCAATTCAGCACAACAATTAATGATGTATACAAAACGGAATTTGCTACCTTACAGGGATTTAAGTTAGAAGACTACTATCCAGACCAGCAAGAATGGAAAAGCGGGAATGAAGAGAAAATAAGATTTATTTTAGAAAATAAAGAACAAATAAAAGTTATACATTTACAAGGTGGAGAGCCTTTTTTAGTAGACGATGTATACGATTTTTTACAATCAATGATTGACGTAGGTTTACACAAAACTTGTAAATTAGTAGCACATACAAATGGTAGTATTCACAAAAATAGAAAAGGCAAAGATCTTATTGGTGACTATCTAGGACATTGGGGTAAAAATGCAAGAATATTAATGAGCATAGATGGTATTGGGCAACGAGGAGAATATATAAGATATGGATGGAAAGAAAAAGTTTGGCGGAAAACATTTGATAAGTTAGTTGAATCAGATATTGATGTTGCAACAGACAGTAGGGCAAATATATTTAATTTGCTAACAATACCACACTTTGAAGACTACATTTACAATATGTGTAACAAAAATAAAGTTGATGTTAATGAACCAAAATTAGAAGTCTGGCAAAATGAAACACTAAACGTAGCACTTGCTAAAATACATGAACCTACTAGATTAAAAGCAATAAGGGCAATGAAACATGTATCATATATGCCTGGATGGAAAAATAATTCGAAAAAAATTATCGATTGGTTAGAAAATGATTATATGCCTAGACCGAAAGATGTAAAAAGTTTTATAGATGGTGTTATTGCATTAGACAAGAAACGACGTATAAATTTTCATGATACTTTTCCAGAACTGCATGATTGGTGGGAATCTGCAGAATTGTTAGCCAGGTCAATCGATTACAAAGAAGATGAAAACTGGAAAGATTTAGAAAAAGTTGCTGTAATAGTTAGGTAAATTGTTCTGTAAAAGGATCAAATTCTGCACCACACTTCATTGAACAAACTTTTAGCTTTCCGTCAGCACAGCTAGGTTTATTCCAACTATTAGAAATATTTGTAAATATACCTGTATTAAAAACCTGTTCAAGGCCTTTCTTAGCATTAAGTTTATCTTTATCAATAAAGTCCCATATCTGCTCTACATAAGGATCTTCATGCCACCATTTGTACATTCTGCCTGCTGTCCAACAACAAGGAAGCACTAATCCTTCAGCACTTACATAAATTTCTTTCTTGTCAACGCATTTAGGTTTAATAGGAGCAACATCATAATAGGCATCCATACTACCATATTTTTTAATGATAACATCTTGCTTTTTTAATGCTTTGTTTTGATACTTAGGATCAGGTTTTTTTAATTCTGCTGTGTTTTGTCCCTTTTTACTAACTGCTTGGTGTGATTCTTTCTTCTGTGAATCTTGAGTTATAAATCTTCCTGTTTTCTTAGCAACGAATTTTTCACAACCCCATTTATTTGCAAGTTCTCGTGCTTCCTCTACTTGGTGTTGGTTATGTCCAAAAATTAAAAAATCCCATCGAGCTCTTCCGCCAGCATCACAAAATGCTCGCATGTTGCGTTCTACATTGTTCCAAACAACATTTTGCCTATACAGATGATTAGTGTCACTAAGACCGTCAACAGAGAATATAACGGCACCCTTTTTTCCAATTGTTTTAGCAAGTTTTTTCCACCATTCAACATTTTTTGCTCCTGCGTTTGTATTCATACTTAACCACATTGTGGAATTATTTTGTCTAAAATAATCAAATACTTCTAATGTATCTTTTGCAATTATAGGATCTCCTAAATTTCCACACATATACATGGTTTCCAATTGGTTAATAAATTTTGGAGAAAAGATATCCATACAATCTTGCAAAGATAATTCATCTAAGTTTATATGAGGATTAATCCCTTCTCCATTCATATTCCGATCGCACATAGGACAAGCCGCTTGGCAATTCTGCGTAATCTCTAAATGAATTGTTTTTATATCTGCGTAATTATACATCTTTTATATTATTATAATACCTTTGTATTCTATGCATAAGTTCTACATGAACTTGAATAAATTTGTATCCACTTTCTAATTCAGAACTAAACCCGTATGAGTCAGGATCTATGAATTTAATTTGATAGTCACTAGTCAAAACTAAATTACATAATTTTAAATCATCGTGTGTAAAATATTCATGGCCTTTAAGGGTTTTAGAATATTCAAAATCTATGGCCCAGGCTCTACTTAAAACACTAATTGTTTCACATATCAAATCTTTTGTAATTAAATTTTTATGTTTAGAACCTGCTTTAAAGAGTTCTTCTAAATTACATATTACGTCTAGCTTTTCCATAACTATCATCTTGCCTTCGTTTGTAACATCATAAACTTTAACTAAATTTTTATTCTCTTTGTATAATGTACGATATGCTTCTAACCAATCAGAATTACATATCAAACCTTTATGTAAACTTTTATAAACTTTGCCGTTTTTTACAAAAATTCTATGATTAGGTTTGTGCTCCAAAGGTGTTATTTCTTTCATTCTTCACTATCCATAATTAATTTTACCTTTGTACCTGGTCCTATCTTGCTTGGTAATCCACCGTATGAATCAATATACCATTCAACCACTGCCTTGTACCAATCTTGACTGTTATGGTGAGCTTTTTTGTTAAATTGGTGTATGTTGTTGTTAGTGGCTTGCATAGTTTGTAATGCTCTAGCACATTCTAACTGTAATGTACGTAAATTTAAATTTTCTATCACAACGGTATAGCGGAAAATTGATTGTCTGGTATATTTACATCTGTAATTATATCATATCCTAGTGTTAACCTAGGCATATCATCTTTCCATTCCTTGTTTACAATTACTTTATGATCTCTATGGCCGGGGCCTATATAAATATTTCCTATTTCATTTTTTACCTCATAATTACCAAACGTGGTTGTAGTAAAATGAGGACGAATAGATACATATCCGTGCATAGGAAATGCATGGTTATGCCAATCTAAAACTTCATCTTGTCTGTGGTAGTTTAACCAGCACTGAATCCACTTTGGTCCGTGATAATCAAATTGTTGCTCAACAACATATTTTATTTCTTGGAATAATTCCCAAAAAAGTGGGCTAGGTGTGGTTAAACTAAAAACATTATAAAATCTATAGCCTGACACATCTTGGTTAGTATTTAAAAAACTTCTATCTACTTCTTCTTCTCGTTTTATATTTTCAAATATATTTGGCAAATCTTTTAAAGATGTATTTGTAAAGGGATCTACACTTGTTAACGATGAATTCATACCTGTGAATGTTTCTGTAAATAATCTATATGCCCTGCCTAGTTCTGCAGACATTTGTTCTATGTTGTTTTCTACTACATCTGATCTCCATAAAGCCCAATCTTCACCAGTTTCTATTTTTCTTACTGACATTATATTCTTCCTATCATCATGTAACGAGTATATCCTTGCAATGCTAATTCTCCGCTATACTCAACGCGAGACATAGGATATTTTTTATACATTTCTTCTAAATTGTGTATAGTATTTACATGCTCTGGCAAACTATGTAAATTGTTTGTTTGTATTATAAACAACGGATCTGTAGATTGTGGTTTTTGCCTATATTTTAAGAACCAGTTTTCTTGAAAATGTTCTGCACTTGTATTAATAATCAAATCTGCTTCTGTTTTTTCATTTTTACTATCCGTAATTGGATATTCAAACCCTGTCCTATACAAGGTTGAAAGATCATTTACATCTGCAATTGAAGACTTTACACAATAATTTTCCAAGTGCATATTATTAAATACTTTATCACTTACTTCGTTTGCTACTGGATCAATATCAAAAATACGCATTTTTTCATAACGTATATTCATATGATCTAAATATAATCTTAACTGTCCAAACCAACCTGCATGGACATGCACCATCTCGAACTTTTTTTGAATCTTAAATAGCTCAGTAACCAACCATATTTTACTTAATACTTGTCCCCTACTAAATGCATCTTGTAATGCATTTGATTCATATCCTAATCTGTAGTACTTATATATTAAACTTACAATATCATTATCTGCGTATTTTTTTAAGTGATAAATGAACTCGTTCATATCAAATGTTTCTTTGATATGGATAGGACTGTTTTTCGAATACATAAGTCCTAACAAAAAATCTACATAATTTTTTGCTTCAGTATCTCCTGAAAATTTTAAATAATCTTGTAGTCCGTGTAACCAACTTAAAGAACTTACATCATTGCTCATTAAATTTCTCCCTTAACCAATCGAAGTCATTTATTAACCCCAAATCAGCCCCGATAGAAAGGCCAAACTCCATACCAGCGGTAGCACCTGCCAAAGCGTATTCGCCATATAGTCTATCGTGTCCCACGGTTGTCCAAGTTTTAAGTCTTGCATTTGTTTCATCCTCCTTCTGTCGATCTATTATCTTACTTGCTAATTTTGCACATTCTCTAAATGCACTTTTCCAAGCCTCATATGGTCCTGTATTAAATTTAGTTACACAACTTAGCTCTTTCATAACTTTAAACTTTGTACTAATACTAGTGTTAACATCTACCCTACTTGCGTCTACTTTCTTTGTCAGTTCTACAGGTAAAAGTTTTATGCCTCCATATCCATATTCTAAATCATTAATAGGATTCTTACTTCTCCATACATGAACAGCATCCTTGTCATGCTCTGGAACAACATAGCTAAAATTAAAATTATCCAAAACTTCTGCATCTCCGTCTACAATCCACATCATATCTGTATCTGCTATTTCTGCACAAGCAATATGTCCATTTGCTATCCCTTTCACTCCGTGTATGCGTTTTGCTTCCGGAAATCGTTGTTTAAGTTTTGCAAAGTTTTCATTTGAATTTTGTTCTCCGTAGGATAACATTATAATATCATACTGACCACTATTTTTAGGCAAGACTGTGTGATGCGTTATACGCGGAGGATTTTGATACAACGTCTTAAAAAATTTACTGCCGCCTTCGTCTAACGGTAATAAACTAATAGGTACTTGTATTTGATTAATTAATTCTTCTCCGTATTCCTCTATCTTTTCATATACAGTATCTTCGGTAGTTTTTTTATTTGCCCAGTATGTATTAAGGTATTCAAAGTCTCTTACATTAATGTAATCCCAATCTGTTAACATGGTTTTGTAAAATCCTTCACGAGCACCATATATTGCCCACTGACCGTTTTTAACATCTGCTCCAACCATTGTCCATACAAACAACCTATGCATGTTTTTCCAATGAACATTTATTAAATCGTCCAGTGAAGGTTTTTCTCCTTCGATCAAACACATTTTTACGCCTTCTCTAAAACCAGCTCGCCAGGCTTGTTTCGAATTATAATTATTCTCAACAATACTCATACAATCATCCATTTGTATATACTCTAGATCCCAACAGAAATCAACTTGTGCCTGTATATTATTAGGGTCTGCGTTTTCATGTGTTTTCATATTCAAGACAGTATCTCTGTCCCAACACTTTATTCCTCCATTCCCATACATCAATCCATTAATAGTATTATATCCTGTCCAGCTTATAACGTTTTTAGCAATATCTGAACCTGCTATAAACTCTACACTTTGATTTATAAATTCTGGCTTAACCATATTATCGCCGTCTATAGTTATAAATCGTTGTGTTTCAGATATTTCTGCACAGGCTTTATGTGCCGCATCTGATCCTTCTACTCCATGTATACGTTTTGCCCATGGCACTTTTGTAAGTAAATCTGCATAGTTTTTTTCTGCATTAGGTTCATCGTAACTTAAATAAACAACATCACAATCTAGTACATTAACTTTCATTATCAATCCTTAACTGAACCCTACGTAAATCACTAGGTGGATTACAACTAGGTATTTTTCCGTAACATTTATAATATGCTACTAACATTTGCATCTCTGCATCTTTAACAAGACTGTTGTGCATAGGCAAATATGCTTGATATACGTTGTCTATATATTCCTTGCCTATCTTTTCCTTAAATGCTGTTCCACAGCCATAAGGTGATAGTCTATCATTCCTTACTGTACCTTTAAAATCTGTTCTCCTACCTAGCATACAATTTCTAGTTGTTGCTCTACTTTCACCAATGTATATCACTCCAGGATGTAAGATGTCTACATTATCTGGCGGATTATTTTCGAACAGCCCGTACATGTAACAACCTGCATCTTTTTTATCAAATCCCCAACTTGCATTATATTTCTCATCTATATGATGCCACTTTGTAAAATTCTTAAAACTTGGCATTGTATTTGTAAATACTTGTGTAGTTAAATAATCTTTACCACCGTGTTCTAAAACTTTCTTGAGAGTATATGCAAAATCTTCTAAGTTTTGTATCTTTTCAAAAATCTTTACAAGTTCATTGTGTTTTAAGCCATGTCCACCTGAACCTTTTACAATATTTTCTGCCAATGTTTCTGATTTCATATTAATACCTTACATGTATAAAGTTGTCGTTGCCAGATGCAATGTATAAGTCACAGTCTTTTATTGTTTCTGCTTTTATTTCAAACTCAGCATCTGTAAAAAAGTTTTCAAAGTCAACAAAAATAGTTTCTAATAATTTCCTTTTATCTCCTCTTTCTGTAATATACAAAACTTTATATTGTCCAAAATAATCTTTACTACGTTTATAAAAGTCTCTACATTCGTTTGTTAGGCTTGCATACCCTAACCATTGTGTTCCTCTCTGTATGACTTGAAACACATCCTGTGTTCCTTGTATTTTATCAAACCTTTTTAACGGAAATATACTATTATTTGTTATTACTTCTTTTTTATTTTTTTGTTTTTTTGATATAGTATACTTGCTCTCACTGTCACTAGTTACAATCCAGTCTAGCATATTTTCTGTAGCATTTAGAAAACTAATTGCAAGAGCATCATCTATTTCTATACAAAGTCTAGTGCTATCTTTTTCACTAGTTACTTCTATAACTTCGCCTGTATTTTCATTAAAGTATGCGAAACAACTCATGTTTCAAGTTCCTTTATAAGTTCATCTGTTAAGAACTTGTCTTCTACATAATGGAATACATTGTTTTGTATAAAATTATCTACAATAAGTTCTTTGCTATTATTTACAGACCAATCAACCTTATCTGTCCAATTTAGACATGATTCGTTCCAATTTTGTAAAGCTGATTTCATATGCACAAAATTAACAAAACTGTTAGGATCACATACTTGTTTGTCTATTCCTAAAATTTTGCAGGCAATAGCTGTGCTAACATCTACACTATAAAAATTTTGCATCTTTATAGGGGAATAAATTTTATAAAATGTTTCCCAATTTTCTGTAATAATTTTTAACAGATCGAAATATCTTTTTGCTGTTTTTGATTTTTTAAAATAAAATATTCCGTTATATAAATTAGGTAAATTATTATTAATAAAAACCTTTCTATGCCAAGTGGAAGTTATTGTTTCATTTCTGTAAGTTTTAACATTGCTTACAAAAAATAAATCATAATTTTTTAAATATGACCACCAATTAGTTATGTCACGCATAACTAACATGTCTACGTCCATACCAATAGTTTGCGTATAAGGTGATAACTCATACATCTTGCAACGATTGTGCATTTTTTTCTTTTCATTTGAAGCATTGTCTTTTTCTATTGGAATAATTTTATCAAATAATACTTTATACCTTTTTGGTATTTCGTCATTTGTGATTAAAGAAATATTTTGACTGCTGTTAAACTTGTGTATACTTACTGCAAGAAGACATGCTTGTCTAACATAATCTGTCGTATCATTATTCTGCGCCACAAAACAAAATCCTTTACTCATTTTGCAACTCCTTGTGTATATTTTCATTCAGTGTAAACTTATTCATAACATGGACATTTGTTTTGTTTACTGAGCATACAGTTTCATTGTCTAATAATATTTTATATCTGTCATCTTCTATTTCAATAAGCAAGTCTTTATCAGTTGTTAGGAATATACTACAAGGTAACTCTTTTTGAGGATTGCCCATTAAATGCAATGCTATAGAAAATGCAAAATCATTTCTAAAATTGTTTTCTTGTATTTGATAACAAAGCCTATAGTAATTCCAGTTATCTTGAATATGTTGTACTAAATCAAAAAACGTTTTACTAAATTTATTTTTACAAAAGTAAAATACAGTTGCCCAATACATATCAATTGATGTATCACTTACTCTACTTAATGTAATATCATTCCTGCTCGGATTTAAATCTATAAATTTTTTACTAATTTTAAAGTCATTGTTGCTAAAGCATTTGAGTAGTAAATTGTTTCCTACTAAAAAATCTGTATCTAGTACTAAAGTTCTATCAAACGGAGTTAGATCATAACTATAACATCTTGTAAAATTATTCCAAGGCAATGTTTTATACGAGCTACCGTTCCAAAACTTTCTATGTTGATCTGTCTTATGATGATTACCAATAACAACATCAATATAATTAGAATAGTAAGGAAATGCACGTTCTAAATATGCTTTAGAATCAGTTACTAATGCTACTTGTAAATCTAAATGTTGTTTAATCTTCTTTGCACAATATACTGCCTGTTTTACGTAATCAATTTGAGGGCTGTTGTGTGCAAATAACAGTACTCCCTGACTCATACTTCAATTAGATCCTCTATTTTTCTTTTTACCTTCAACTTAGAATACTGCTCATAATATTCTGTAGATGCTTTTGCATATTGTACACGTATATCATACAAAAAATCTTTTAGTGTAACTTTTATAGGTAATTGATTATCATCTATTAGCACAACATTATCATAACCTGCGGCATTACAATATGCTATCAGTTCAGGTGTGATAGTAAACTTTCCTCCATTACAATAATATAACAAACTTTCTTGGTATTTTTCCCACAACAATCTTTTTTGATTGTTTAGTGTAGTCATATATTGAGAAAAGTCTAATGCTTTGCTTAATTTTGTATCCATAGTATTCTCCTATTAGTAATATTATATACTAATATGGATACGTTGTCAAGTAATTTATTGGTTATTGTAGTTCGGAAGTAGTAGATACCGAAGGAAAATTAACAGATACATTTGAACCAGAAGCCCTTAAACCTGTTATCACGCTTGTAATTGTGCCGTTAACACTTTCGTCTACACCACCCGGAGTACCTCCATAAGGAACAGGTGTAATAGGTGGATCACCTGTATCTGCATCTATATATTCAACATTGAAAGTTATAATTGTACTTGGAGAATTTCTTTTAGCACTTATTTTGTAGTAGTTTTCTCCGTATGTTGCACCAGTTGCATTTTGTCTAAAAACTTCTTGGTAAGAAGTTGTTAAATCGTACCATCCTTTGCTTGTAGTTGTACCACCTGTACCTGTTTGGGCTGTGGAAGTATACTTAAATTTAATTGTTCCCATTGTACTTTGAATAGACTGCCAACTTGTAGTTTTTGATCCTGATCCGCCTGTGTGTGTTGAGGAAAATCTAATCTCTCCGCCACTATTAAAAAAATGTCTAGCGTGATTAGCATCTGTAAAGGAACATGTAAATTCATGGTTGATGCTTGTACTCCAAGAACTTGTTCTTGCACTACTGTCTAAAGATCCTGTAGTAGAGTTAGCTGGAACTTCGTTAATTAAAAATCTATTTGTTGTTATAGTTGTAACAGCAGAGTCGTAGTCATTATAACCTTCAGTTGTTTCAGTCAAAGCCCCTAAAGATGTGCCACTTGCATCTGCACCAATTATTTGTCCAGCGTCTATATTTCCTATGCCTGCATCAGTTCCTTGCTGATGATTATGACATTTGTTTATATCTACACGCAAATTATCCATTTGCGTAGCTGTTATTGTACTTCCTGTTAAAACTTGGGCACTTGTTAGTGACTGTCCGTAACCAGAGTCACCAGAACCAGTACCTAAAATTTGGTTAGTTCTACTTTGCAAATCATTATATTGCGCCGCTGTAACCGTTTGTCCGGAAGAAACTGTTGCCATTTTTAATCCTCTTTATATACGCACTTATTTATGCTTTTTTAAACTGCAACTTCTATGAGTCGGACACCACTTTCGTTACAATCTTCTAAACTCTTACCTACTACACATAAACAGTTTGGCATAGCACTATCTTTTTTCAATCCAGTAGCTGTGCCTTTCATTGGTCCTGTTACTAGTATGTCGCCTTTTTTCACTGGACCTTCTACCTTACAAGGTACTCTGCCTTTTAGTGCAATAGCAACACCTTCAATTTCGCTATTCATTAAATGTGCTGGTTCTGTTGAAACAACTCCTGCTAGTCTGTTGTCACAAAATGCAACTGACTCTGTTACTTCTGCATCTCCGCCATATATTAAAACTGTACCGCACTCGTAGTCCTTATCTGCTCTATATTTTTCTGCTAAGTCAGCATACTGTGCAGAAGTTGCTGTTCCGTTAAACACATTTGCAAATATATCACCTGTGCTATTTCTTGCCGCTATTGTATTTGCAGTTGCTGATGTACTTGCAGATCTTCCTATTCCGCCTTGTTCTAGTGTTTGTGCTAGTGTTGCAGATCCGTTAAATGTGTTTGCATACATTGTTCCAAAGCCATGACTTGAACTTCCAACATCTACTGATTCTGTACCTGTCCAAGAAGTTATATTACTGTAGCCAGGCAATATTGCATTAGCTTCAAGCCTCATTGGCATTTTTAATGTAGCTGATGAATTATTTGCTTGAAAATAAATGTGTTGACCTTGTTCGTTTGAAACTAAACCTTTATCATCGTCAACAATTCTAATTTTTAGATCGTTTGATGCACCAATAGCAATACCTAAATCACCAAACTCAACTAAGCTCGAGAAACTTGCTAGTCCAGTTTGTACAAAATTAGCCGCACTTACTCCACCTAACTTATCTGCGTTAGATGCTGTACCGAAAAATCTATGATTTGAACTTGTTACACCGCCGGTGCTGTTAATGGTGTTTTTAAGTGTTATACCTTGTTTGACAACATCAAATCCAGGATAACTTGCGGCATCTGTTGATCCTATTGTAAATTGTATTCCACTTATAATATGTATTACTTCATCTGCAATGACTGAGACAACTACCGCTCTGTTTGTGCCGCCGTTATCTTTAATTGTTCTACTTTGAAACTGTGTTACAGCAGATCCTGCTCCTTGTGGTCCTACTAATACAAAACTTGATCCGTCATAGGCGTATAACTGTTTATTAGTAGTATCCCACCAAAAATCACCTTGTGATAATCCTGCAGGAGTTGAAGAACTTACTTCTGCACCACCTGTTGTTCTCCACTGTGTGCCGTCGTAAAATTTTAATTTGCTGTTAGAGCTATCAAACCATATCTGTCCACTTACAGCCTTTGGTGGTTGATTTGCCCCAGCAAAGTTTTCTAATAAGAATACAAAGTTTTCGTTTTGTATCTCACCGTAACCAGCATAGTTTTTTCCAACTAGTTTTAAGTCTGTAGATTGATTAATTGTCCCGTCTTCGACTACAGCAAGTTGGGTTGTATTATATTTGTTAATAGTATACGCCATTCTTTACCCCTATTATAGTTTTATTTATCGCAAAAACACATTTATACTGAAGTCCTGCTTGTAAACGCCCAGGTGCCACTGTTATTTGTAAACACATAAACGTATCTCGTTGCCGTTAATGAAACTGTACCACTAGCAGTATTGCTAGCCACTACATCTTGAATAACACTCTCTGTGCCTGTACCTGCGGCATCTCTAACAGATACATTTGATTTTTGTAATACTGCTGATCCGCCTGTACTTACTGACACATTAATACCTGCTACTGTACTGTTACTATATGATACCACCAATACTTTAGCTTGTGTTCCGTTAGATGTGCTACCTGCAGATCTCATTGCTTCTAAAAGTGCAATTATAGAATTAGTTGGTCCGTCACCTGTAAAAATGTCATTAGGATTTGTAAGTCCTGTTACATCCATTGACATTATAATAGAACTTGCGGCAAGTTCTGAGTCAACATAATTTTTTGTAGCCGCATCTTGAGCGTTTGTAGGATCTGCTAAACTTACAATCTTTTGGCTATCGATAGTAATATCTCCTAAAGCTGTAATGTTTAGTCCTGCACCTCCAACTCTACTAATAGTTTGTCCATCTAATTTTATATTATCAACTGTAAGTTCAGCTAACGTGCCAAAACTTGTTATTCCAGGAGCACTTGTAATACTACTTCCTAGTGCATTTTTTGTTAATACTGTAACTCCGCCTATCTTAAAACCTGTAGTATCATCAGATAAGTCTATGTTTTGATTACTAGTCCAAGAATCAGTTCCATTATCCCAAGTAAAATCTTTTGAACCATCAAGGCTTCTTAATATAATTCCGCCGCCGTCTACTGCTATATCATTTCCTTCAGAGCTATCACTTTGCAATCCTAGTTCAATATTTTTATCTTCTACTCGTAAAGTTGCTGTATCAATAAAAGTTTGCGTTCCTTTTACATTAAGATTTCCTTGAATTGTTATATCTCCATTAACATCCAATGTAGAAGATGGGTTTGTTTTAAATATTCCAATTCTAGATGTTGAAGCATCTACATAAAAAGCGTTTAAAAAGCTACTTCCTGATCTTACCCTTACAGCTAAATCTGCATTACTCTGTTGTGTTTCTAATATTGTAGTAGCACCTGATACCTTAAGTATTCCATATTCAGTATCTCCTACACCTACACTAAGTCCTGCACTATTTTTTATTCTTATGCTTCCTGTTGTAGTTCCGTTTGCATCTGTAGGTAAAAAGTTTGATGATCCTCTTTCATTTCCTGCATCGTCAACTAGTTTTTTAGCTTTATCAGCAGTTCCTCTCCACCAAAAACCGTCAGTTGCTGTTTCTGCATCAGTGTTTGCAATATTAAAACCCTTATAAAGTTTTTGTCTTTTTGGACTTAGTGTGTCGTTAGGATCTACACTTAGTCCGGCAATAGATCGATCAAGTGGTATAATAAATGTTTCAGGTGAATATATTCCTACTAATGTTCCGCCTAAAAATAATTTTAAGATTGTACGTTGTACATCAGTTGTATCTAACTGGCTTGCTGTTTCGAAACCTGTCTTACCTTGTCCTGCATCATAAGTAGGACCTACTAATACTAAATCAGTTCCGTCCCATAGATACAATTTATTATTTTCATTATCAATCCAAATATCACCTGTTGTCAAATTACTAGGTTGACTAGCCGCTACAACAGATCCTGATGATGGCTTAAAAACTGTACCATCATAAACTTTTAATCTTGCATCTTGTTTGTCATACCACATTTGTCCTACCATAGGATTTGTAGGTTGTGACGTTGAAGCAAAATTTTCTAATAATTTAACAAAGTTTTCGTTAAAATATTCTCCGAACCCTTTGTAATTTTTTCCAATAAGTGTAAGGTCGGTAGTTGTTTCATCAATTATACCATCAGTAAGGTCAATTAATAATTCTCCGTCTGTTCTGTTTATTCTATAACTCATTTATTACCCCTGCCCTGCATATATGATGTAATTCAAAGTCATGTAAGGATTCATTACGTCCATTGCTGTTCCTAAGCTGTCAGTTGTAAGTATGCCCCCACTATCTGGTAACGCTTGACCGGCTCCTGTTGCGTTTGGAGCATCATAAACAATAGCATTATTATCACTAGGTGTACCTGAAACATCTCTTACTACATAATACTGATCTCCGCTATCGCCTCTTAAATCGTGTTTGTGTTCAGGTAAGTTTGCAACTTGTATGCTTACACTTTCTGCTCCGTTCTTAGCGCCTAACACATCGGCGGCAATATCTGTTACATTATTTGCACTTGAATCATTCATGTTATCTTTGCCTAATGGAAATCTACCACGTAGATCCGGAATTGCAAAATAGCCCGATGTAGGACTTGCTTTGTATGTTGTTCCAAGAACATTGTAAAGCTGTGTATATGCAGAAATTAAAATTTCTGACCCATCACAAAGTAGCCAACCTGTTGGTGCGGCCGGTCCTGCAAATGGAGCAATTAATCCTATAGGTGTTACCGGTACTGCTGATAATAAATTTTGTACGCTTATCTTCTTAAGTCCAGTTGCTCCTGTGATTCTGTTGATTATAAATTCATCATCGTTTTGTGATGAAGACACATTGGTTTTACCAGAAATAATTGTATTAGCTATTGTTGTTGTAAATGTTTTAAGTGACCCGCCTACTTGTCCGTCAAATATAATATCACTAGCTGTAACATCTCCTGTAATACGGAAAGTAGTTGCAGATGTAAGTTTATCTGCCGACCCAGCTCTACCACTTACAGTACCACTTACATTTCCTGTAACATTTCCTATAAAAGTAGTAGCATACACATTTGCATATTTTGATGCTGATGCTCCAATATCTCTTAAGTTATTTTGCTCGGGTATAATATTTCTAGTTGTTATTGTTCCTGTAAACTCTGAAGTCCCACCTACGTTTAAATTCTTTGAAACTCCTAACCCACCTGCTGTTCTTATTGCTCCTGTACTAAAACTTGTACTATCAGTTGTATCTGTGTTTCTTATAGTTCCACTAGATAAAATATTTCCTGTGACATCTAATGCTTCATCAGGTGCAACATTGTTTATACCTATTCTTAAATTACTATCAACTCGTAATGCAGTTTTTAAAATACCTGCATTTTTAACCTTAAAGTCAACACTACTACCTGCAATGTTATGTTGTATTACGCCTGCGTTTCCAACAACACCTATGTTCATTTCTGCATTTATGCCATAATTAATACCGCCATTGTTCTGAACGTTAATCGGAAAAGATGTAGTGCTAGTAGTATCACCTCTTAAAAAGTTTCCTGCGGCAACAGCGTTACCTGAAACAATTAAACTTTCAGCCTTTTCTGCTGTACCAACATACTTTGGTACGCCTGTTCCTGTGATATTAGACGTACTTAAATTTACCCCTGGAACTATTGTTGAAAATCCTGGTATCTTAATTTTAGGTGTAAATGTGTCAGTAGCAATTACTGCCATTGGTTGCGAAGAAACATCAATTTGTAAAATATTATAAGATGAATCATCAGTTCCTGTAAGAACTTTTGGTGAAATTCCTGTAACTAATCCGTCACTAAATTCTGGTCCTACTAATACCCATCCACTTCCACTATACAAATATAATTGTTGGTTATCAGTATCGACCCATAAATCTCCGATTAAACTTTGTGCCGCTTGTGGCTCTGTACTTGCTTTTTTTAGACCGCCTGAAGCGACCCAGTTAGTTCCATCATAAACCTTTAATTGATCCACACCCGGTGTTGAATCATACCATAACTGTCCTTCAACTGGTGTTGCAGGTTGAGTTGCACTAGCAAAATTTTCCAGTAGGTGTAAAAAATTTTCTGCTATTGCACTACCGTAAGCTGTTGTATTTCTTCCTGGTATTTTTAAAGAAGTATCTTGGTTAAGAGTACTATCTTCTATAGTAATAGTTCCCTTGTTAGCTTGATCAGTATATGGTATAGTATATGCCATTTATTATTCCTCAGCCAAGCCAGACAAACTCTGTACTCTAACAGTATAGTCAATTTGAATTAGTCTGTTTAAACTTTTTTGTACAGGATGAAAAATGACATGTGTAAGTAAATCACCGGTTCCTGTCGGATTCCAACCCTTTAATCCTAGTTCGTCAAATACATATAAACTTGAAGCATTAGTTGCTGTATCAAATGCATCTTGTCCTGACGGCTCTCCGTAATCTAACAAACAAGTAATAAGCACGTCTGTGTAATTTGTACCACTAACATGTCGTGTTTCTAGCTTATTCCTTACAGGATCTAAATTATTAATACTTCTGTCATCCACAACCTTAGTATATGTTTGATTGTAAAGACTTGCATTTGTTCCTGTGCTGTTAGGAGTTAAGTATGTAATAATACCTGTAGGATCAACACTAGTACCACCGTTACCAAAACTCATTTCATATATCCAACCTTCACCTGCATTAGCCAAACTTTTAGCTAACGCAACACTCATGTTTTCATAATGAATAGCATTTCTTTTGTTAACGTATACATGATCACTTTCAGGGTCAAATATCTTAATATGACCTT